CTTTAGATTACCAACAGGTTGGCTTTTCACCTAAGGATATGACCTACACGGAAAGTTCCCAATACTTAGCTACGGAAGTAAGCCGTTTAATGAACGTGCCAAGTTATTATATTAGCGCAGATATGAATAACAGTATGACCTACCAAAACATTATTGACGGGCGCAAAGAGTTTGTAGCATATTCATTACAGCCGTTTATTAGCGCTATTGAAAACCGTCTATCTATGGATGATATTACGGCGCACGGTAACGTTGTGCGCTTTGCGTTAGATGAGACTTTCTTACGTGCCGATACTGCAGCGCGTTTAGATGCAATAGAGAAAATGCTTAACCTGGGTTTAATTGACTTAGAGCAAGCGCAAAGTATGGAACAGCTAAGCCCTAGTGGCCTTAATGAAGGGAACGGCACTAATGATCTTAACGTTTAGTGGCAATATCGAGGCAGTAGATAGCGGCGAGCGCCGTATGATCTCAGGCAAAATTGCACCTTATGGTGAGGTAGGTTATACAAGCGCGGGCAAAGTAGTTTTTGCTGAGGGTTCAATTAGCGCAGCTGAGCCAAGTAAAGTAAAACTCCTAATGGCACACGATAACTCAGCCGTGGTAGGGCGTATGCAAAGTATGACTTCAGCTAAAGACGGCCTTTATGCAAGCTTTAAGGTAAGTGCATCCTCACGTGGATCAGATGCGATTTTGCTAGCCCAGGAGCAACTAATGGACGGCTTATCCGTTGGTGTGGAAGTTACCGCATCAAAGCCCCAAAAGGATTATCTCCTGGTCACCGCTGCCACCTTACGCGAGGTGTCACTCGTAGAGAGCGCTGCCTTTGCAAGCGCTGCGGTGCAAAAAATTGCGGCAGCTGCAGGCGATATGCCAGTAACCCCAGTAGAGGCTGCAGAGTCCACAAGTACAAAGATTACGACAACTAACACCGTAATAAACTCAACCACAACCGAAACCGAAACCGAAAGCGAGGCCGCTGTGACTACAGCCCCCGATCAAAACGCACCTGAGGCAGTAGATGCCACAGAGCAGGCTGCACCTACAGTAGAGGCAGCTCGTAAAATCATCCTACCAAGCGCGCTTAACTCTCAGCGCGTACGTACACCTATTACTTCAATGGGTGCATATACAGAACACAAAATCAAAGCTGCGCTAGGTAATGAAGAGTCAAAACTTTTCGTGACGGCCGCCGATGATGATTTTGGAACTAATCCTGCATTTTCACCGACTCAGTACCTATCAGAGTTTCCAACTAACACACGTTTTGGCACACCGTCTATCGATGCGTGTTCACGCGGAGTATTGCCAGCTAGCGGTATGACTATTAACGTACCGTCTCTTGTCACATCTGCAGGCGGTAAGTCAGGCGTTGCACCTGTTGTAACTGTTGAAGCCGAAGGCGGCGCGGTTGCTAACACAGGTATGGTTACTGAATACCTTACAGGCACAATTTCTAAGTACTCAGGTATGAACACTCTCAGCATTGAATTGCTAGAGCGCTCAGATCCTAACTTCTATGCTGAGCTAACAGCACAGCTACAAAATGCTTACCTAAAGACTCTTGATACAACAGTTAACGCTGCACTTATTACAGCGGGTACCGTTGCAACTACAGCACAAGCTGCTACATCTGCAGGCATTATTGGTTACGCATCTGAGGCCGCACGTCTTGTTTATGAGGCAACTGGCTACTATGCACAGAACTACATTGCTAACGGTTCACAATGGCAGCTACTAATGGGTGCATCCGATACAACTGGGCGCCCTATCTATTCAGCATCACAGCCAATGAACGCAGGCGGGCTAACACAGCCTGGCTCAATTCGTGGAAACGTTTTGGGATTAGACCTGTATGTAGATAAAAACTTCGCGGCAACTACAACTGTAGATGACTCAGCAATTATTCTTGCGCCTGAGGCATTTACTGTTTACCAGTCACCAACTGCCTATATGTCAGTTAACGTTGTATCTAACCTACAGGTGCAGGTTGCTATCTATGGTTATATGGCAACTATTGCAAAAATGCCTAAGGGTATTATCCGTTACAACTTCACCTAAGAAAACCCACTAATAGTTTGGTAGGCCTCTTAGCCCTTTGAGGCTTACCAAACCTAAGTAAGATAGGAGTACAAAAATGCCAGCCACGTATGTAACAGCTGCTACCTTGAAGGCTAGCCTGGGCGTTGGCACTTTGTACGATTCTTATACCTGGATAGAGGACACCTGCCAAGCTGCACAAGATCTAATAAACGGCTTTTTATGGTTTGACAGCGCGCCCGTAGTCGGTACCGCGTTGGTGTCTAATGTCGCTACAGTTATGGTTGCCAACCCTGGCATCTTTACTACGGGCCAATCAGTAACTATTGCTGGGGCTGGTTCAACCTTTAACGGTACTTACACAATTACGGGCACAATTCCATTTAGCACAGGCACAGCTAATATCTTGCCTGCTTTTAATATGCAGCTTAACTATTGGCAATTCCCACAGGGCTATAGTTTTATCCAATATGCAAAAGTAGCGGCTGACCAAAACTTTAGGCGCGTACTGCCTTATGGCACTATGTTAGGTGACGATACAAAAACGGCTACCTACGCCAATACCCCAGCTATTAACGCTGCAGCTTTAATGCTGGCAGAAAATATCTGGACTAGCCGATTCAGTACACAAAACGGCGGCACTAGCGTGGACGGCTATAGTTTAAGCCCGTTCAAAATGTCCAATACTTTAATGGCATCCGTGCGTGGCCTCTTGGCTCCGTATCTTTCACCCGCAGGTATGGTCGGCTAATGCCTGCAGCTATAACTACCTTACGCAGCACAATAGCTGCAGCCCTGGCTAACCCTGGCGTGTGGACGGTTTTCAATTACCCGCCTAGCACTATGCAATCTAGCGCTGTGGTGGTGGCCCCTGCAGATCCATACATCACGCCAAGTAATAACTCAAAAGTAAATATATCGCCTATGGCTAATTTTAAGATTATTATGACGGTGCCTATGTTTGATAATGCCTCAAACCTTATTGGCATAGAGGACACGATAGTAGCTGTGTTTACTAAACTAGCTAATAGCGCAATAGTATTTAATGTTACAAGCGTAAGCGCACCTAGCGTACTAAGCGTTGCCGCAGGTGACTATCTAACGGCAGATTTACAAATAAGCATACTAACAAGCTGGGCATAGGAGATAAAATGGCACTTACAGATGAAGAGAAAGCATTTTTAATCAAAATTGGCCAAGACCTGCCAAAAGAGATTAAAGAAACCCAACCAAAAGAAACTACAACACAGAAAGTAGAGGAATAGCCCTAATGGCAATTTTCTTATCAAACGGCGTAGTGGCTACTCTTAACTCAGTAGCACTATCAGATCACGTAACGAGCGCAAGTATCTCTAGAACTTTTGACGAGCTAGAAGTTACAGCTATGGGCGATACAGCTCATAAGTTTGTAAAAGGCCTAGAGGCCAGCACAATCACGCTAGATTTTCTTAACGATGATTTAGCCTCAGGTGCAGGCTCAGTACGTGCAACTTTGCAAGCTGCGTGGGGTACAACCGTGCCACTCACACTAAAGCAAACTAGCGGCGTAGTCTCAACTACTAATCCGCTGTACAGCACTACAGTTTTGGTCAATAACACTCAAGACATCAACGGCGCTGTAGCAGATGAATCAATGCAGAGCCTCACATTTACCTGTAACTCACCAATCGTAATTACAACTGCACCATAAGAATAAAGAAAAGGGGCTAACACAATGGCAAAACTTAAAATAACAAGGGCAGACGGTACGGTATCTGAGCATCAGATAACGCCAAAAATTGAGTGGGCCTTTGAGTTATATGCAAAAAAAGGTTTTCATAAAGCCTTTAGAGATGATGAAAAGCAGAGCGATGTTTACTGGCTAGCGCACGAGTGCCTTAGATCAGCGGGCGTTGAAGTACCTGTTTTTGGAGCGTTATTCTTAGACACTTTAGCTAAGGTTGAGGTGTTGGAGGATGACCCTTCGCAATAGTGGGGCGCGGTAGTTTTGGTTACCTCATAGCGCAGCTAGCCGTTGAAACGGGTATCGCGCCCCAGTATCTGCTAGACCTGGACGATTTTATGTTTAAGAATATGCTCAGGGTAATAAACGATAAAGCTAAGGAGCAGCAAAATGCCAGTAGAGGTAAGAGGCGCCCTTGAGCTACGCAAGGCTATTAAAAAGTTTAGCCCTGACTTAGCGAAAGAGACTCGCAAAGAGTTAGCAAACCTCTTAGCCCCTATAACTAAAACTGCTCGTGGCTTTGTGCCTAATACTTCGCCCCTATCAGGTTGGGCTAAAAGTAGTGATACGGCTTTATGGTCAGAAAAGGGGCGGTTATGGAGTACTACTGCAGCTAAGGGCGGCATAGGCTATAAAACCTCACCCTCAAAACCTAATGATAGAGGTTTTAGAGCTATAGCTCGTATTGCTAATACAAGTGCAGCAGGATCAATTTATGAAACCGCAGGCCGCTTGTATCCTAATGGCCGAGAGCAAGCTCCTATGGCTAAGGTTGTGCGCCCAGGTCAATCTAATTATGGCAAAATGATACGCTCAGGTACAAAGCTACAATCTAAAAGTAATAACCCAGGCGCAGGCAATATGTTTATTGAAGCTATAAACGAATACGGCCCAATAGTAGATGCGAATAACCAAACTGGCGCAGGACGTAGAAGCCGTAAAATGAAAGGCCGCGCCATATTTAGAGCCTGGAAAGAGGACGGCGGCAAGACTAATGCAGCTGTATTAAAGGCTATAGAAAACTCAAAGATTAAGTTTTACAATGCTATGGGGGTTAAGTAATGGCTATAGATCCCTCAGTAGTAATAAATATAGCCGCCGAATACACAGGCAAAAAGGCATTTAGTAAAGCAGAGACGGCCACTAAATCACTTACTAAGAGTGTTAAAAGTTTAGCTGGGGCTTTTGGTATTGCTTTTGGCGCTAGAGGTGCGATGCAGGCCGTTAAGGCTTTTGCAGCCGATGACAAGGCCGCTAAGGTACTTAGCAAAACTCTTAATAACTTAGGCTTAGCTTTTGCAGACCCAGCCGTAAAAAAGTTTATATCTGAGTTAGAGCGCCAATACGGCGTACTAGATGACAAACTACGCCCCGCTTATCAGATGTTACTGACCAGTACAGGCGATTATATTAAGTCACAAGATTTACTACGTACCGCTCTAGACCTTAGCGCGCAAAGTGGCGTTGACGTAGTTAGCGTCTCTGCAGATTTATCAAAGGCTTACCAGGGTAATACCCGTGGCTTAATGAAGTACCAGCTAGGTTTAAGTAAAGCCGAGCTAGCAGCTATGAGCTTTGAGGAGATTTTAGCCCAGGTGGCTAAAGTCAGTAAAGGCCAGGCGCAATTAGCTGCAGACTCTTACGCAGGATCGTTAGACAAACTAACCGTAGCGGGTGCAAACGTAGCTGAAACACTAGGCAAAGATTTAGTAGATGCCCTTGCACTTTTAGGCGGCGAGGGTGGCCTACCTAAAACCCTAAGCCTTGTAGAGTCTATTTCAGGTGCCATAGGTACTGCCATTATCAATTTTGCTAAGTTTATACGCGTTATAGATATTATTACAGGTAGCGGTGCCTTTAATATGCTTGGCGATCTTGAGAAAGCTTTTGCACAGTTTGAGGCTCAGGATAAAGCAAGAGCCGCTAGTAAGTTTGCTGGTACAGGTATGGCTACCTCATACCAGGGCAAAAAGGCACAAGATGCGCAAGCTCTTGCTGCCGCTAAAAAGATTACTGCAGAGACTAAAAAAACAGCGGCAGCGGCACTAGCTACAGCTAAAGCTAAACAACTATCTATAGCAATAGACAAGGCAAACCTAGCTTTAGCTAAAGGCGCAGACGTTTTTGATTTAGACAAAATCCAACTTAACGCGGCCTTAATTGGTCAGGCTGAGGCTCTAGGCAAGGCCACTACTGGCTCACAGATATTAGCTATAGCAAACGATGTACAGCGCCTAAAAATTAAGCAAGATATAAACGCCCTTGAAGATGCCATAGCCTCAAAGGATGAGGCAGCCATAGTAAAGGCCACGGCCAAACTAAACGAGGACTTAAAAATACTAGGCGCTTTGCAAAAGCAAGATGCCAAATTGCTAGACATAAACAAAGTCTTAGCAGGTATGAAGTCTACGGATCTTATTAACCTTGCTAACCTACAATCGGCTTTAGACCTATTAGCTAAGTTTAAGTTCCCTACTTTATCCGTGCCAGGCGTTGCCGTAGCAGGCATTACAGGGGCTGCAAGTGGTGGCACAAGCGGTAGTGCAGCTGCAGCCGTTGCTGGCCTTGTACCTGGAGTTGACTATAATCCTGGCCAAAATCCTGACCGTAGAGTTGATGATGCTGCCCGCGCTGCACAGGTAGCCGCCTCTAATGCTTTAACTTATTTTGCCGAGAAAGGCTCAGGCCGCGGTGCGGGTGCAGGCGAGGGGCAGATACCTGCAGGCGCTTACAATATAACCGTAAACGCAGGCGTGGTTGGTAGTGAAAATATAATCGTAGATGCTGTGCAAAATGCCCTTAATGAGATAGCACGTAGAGGCTATACAACTACCTACGCAGGGGCTATAGCAGTATGACCGTGCCAACAGTAAACGCTGTTATTAACTTTAGTACTGGCCCAGCGTTTGCTCAGGCTATGATTTTAGATCAAGGCATATTAGGCACCAACGTGTTAGCCGATAGCGCCGCAGTTATTGTGGACGTGTCTAACGTAGTGGACAGCATCCAAACTATTAGAGGCCGTAACGCTCAGGCTGACCAATTCCAAACGGGCACTCTATCCCTGCGTATCGTTGACCAAAACGGAGATTTTAACCCTCAAAACCCTAGCGGGCCGTATTACAACTTATTAACGCCTATGCGTAAGGTGCAGATTACGGCTACATACGGCGCTGTTACTTACCCTATTTTTTCAGGCTTTATTACTAGCTATACAACTACTACACCTAAAAATGCTAATGACGTGGTTTATACCACCATACAGGCGGTAGATGCTTTTAGGTTAGCTCAAAATGCACAGATTAGTACAGTAGCAGGCACCTCAGCGGGTCAGCTTAGCGGTGCAAGAATTAACGCCTTGTTAGATGCTATCTCTTGGCCTAACTCTATGCGTGACGTAGATGCAGGTTTGACTACTATGCAGGCAGACCCAGGCACGGCTCGCACAAGCCTTGCAGCTATGCAGACAGTAGAGATAAGCGAGTACGGGGCCTTGTATGTAGATGCGGCTGGCTCGTTTGTCTTTCAAGATCGTAGCGTGACGGCTAGCAGTACAGGGGCTACGCCTACAGTATTTAATGATAACGGTACAGATATTGGCTACTTTAACGCGGTGTGGCGCCTTGACGATACCCTGGTTTACAACTCAGCCAGCGTTACCCGTACAGGCGGCACAGCCCAGGTAGCCATAAACCAGCCCAGCATAGATAAGTATTTTGTGCATAGCTATAACCAACAAAACCTACTTATGGAAACCGATGCCGTGGCCCTGGATTATGCACAGGCATACGTGGCATCTAGGGCTGAGACCTCTATTCGATGCGATGCTATCCAACTAGACCTCTATACCGATAATTACAATACGGGCATTATTGCAGCTTTAAGCCTTGATTACTTTGATCCTGTAACTATTACTACTAACCAACCTGGGGCCTCAACCCTAACTAAGACTTTGCAGGTGTTTGGCGTTGCTATGAGCATAAGTCCTAACAGCTGGAAAACGACACTAACCACGTTAGAGCCGATTATTGACGGCTTTATATTAGACTCAGCAATATACGGCCTGCTTGACAGCGGCGTATTAAGTTATTAAGGAGTATTAAAATGTCAACAAAACAGACGTTTACAACAGGGCAGGTTTTAACGGCTGCACAGATGACAACTCTGCAGGCGGCTGCTTTTCAAGAGTCCACGTACAGCGCTAAAACTGCCTCATATACTTTTGCATCAGGCGATGAAGGTAATATATTTTCAATGAATAACGCTGCAACGCAGCAATTTAATATACCTACAGATGCTACTTTCAATTTTGCAGTAGGCACAGAGATAAACGTATTTTGGATTACAGGGGCAGGTCAGCCAACCATAGGCGCAGTAACGCCTGGCACTACTACAGTAATATCAACAGGTGCAACGAGTGCTACACCTAAATTGCGTGTAGCTAATTCAGGTGCAACTGCTAAAAAACTAGCTGCTAACTCCTGGATAGTTTTTGGAGATATTGCATAATGACTCCGATGCTTGGAATTATGGCAAGTCAGATAAGCGGGCATCTCTTTGCACCTAAAGCCACAGGCGGCACAATAGTTTTAAGCGGTGGATATTATTACCACACCTTCACAGCAGGCGGGACTTTTACTCCAACAGTAAGTTTATCTTGCGACATAATAGTTGCCGCAGGCGGTGGCGGTGGTGGTCAAGATCGCGGCGGTGGCGGTGGTGCTGGTGGATTCTTAGCTTTTACAGGCGAATCAGTCACATCTGCCAAGACTGTTACAGTTGGTGGCGGTGGTGCAGGTGGAACTGCTGTGGGGGCTACTGGTACAAGCGGTAGCAATTCTCAATTTGGTTCACTTACTGCCTCAGTTGGCGGTGGTGCTGGTGCGGCTAATATAAATGCACTTAATGGTGGCTCTGGCGGTGGTGCTTGGGGCGGATATACTGCTGGTACTGCAACCTCAGGACAAGGTAATGCTGGCGCGGTAGGAGTTAATTCAGGACCTAATTACGGCGCAGGTGGCGGTGGTGGCAAAGGTGCGGCTGGTACGGCTGGTACTTCCACAGTTGGAGGCGCAGGTGGTGCTGGGACTAATGTTTATTC